CTTTCTCACTTCTGTGTGTGCAACGTGTAAGCGTTGCTAGAAGCCTCAGATACCATCCGAGCATATTTTTGTGTTTTGATGAATGCATTCATACAAATAAAGAGAAACAAAGAAAACTAGAGAAATCTCTAGGAAAAACCAAATAAAATTTTAACTACATGATTTTGGAAAGCGATCCGGTCTTACAACCGGTGTTTTAAAAAGCACCTACGTGACCCGAGGGACGCCTGAAACAAGGAATTGTAGAGCCACAACCAAGCTTGACTCCGGAGCTCATGCAAAGGAAGAAGAAACAAAGACTGAAAAGAATCAGATAAAGAAAATAAAAATAAAGAGTAGTACTTTCATGAACTTTCCGCCAAGGAGCATTAACATTCGTGGAAACATTAATGTAGCTCACCTTGGTATACATCACTTGATATACTGTTAAGGGGGCGTCGTCGCACCTGTTGTTGTGCCAGCGGCACCACCGAGCAACCATGTCATATGAGTAGCCAATTCAAATGTCACTGTGTAAAACCATGTCTTATTGAGTATCAGAAAGGTCGAAAGGGCTTTACTGAACTGAGTTTGGGCGTCTCTTAAATCCTGAGGAGCCTGGAAATCTTCCTGGAGTTTCTCAGAATCTGGGAGAGTCGAAGTAGAAGGAAGTTGTCCCCTACCTCGATTAACCTCGTCAGCTCTATTCTTGAAGTACGAAGCTTGAACCATTCTTTGAAGATACTGTTGTCCATCCTTAATGGCGATCCACCTCCCATGACGGAAGCGATATTCGACATCAAAGGGCGGGTCAACAGCATACGATGAAATTATGTTTGGGACACGGTCTCTTTCAGCTTGAACAGTAAATTTGACTGACTGGAGTGATTGCACCATGGCTAGATAATCAGAAAACAACATCCACATGTGAGTCTCGTAAGTGTTATAAACACCTACTAGAAGCCCAGGTGGATAGTGATTTCCTCCTGTAGTACCATTGTCACCAGGACGATTCAGATTGGAGGCCATTGAACAGCTACAAAACCTATGGGGTGTGGAGTCGAAGAACAAGTGTTCAAATTCTAACAAATATGCAACTCAATATAAGATTGAGTGTGATACCCCTCCCGGGTTATCACTTCCTAGAAATTATGATCTCATCTTACTAAGACCAAGAAAAGAATAAAAGAAAAACAAAGCAATGTAAATGTGAAAATGTAAAGAAAAGAAACAATGAAAAAGAAAGAAAGTAAACGATCACGACCAAAGGATTTGGAAAAGTGAGCGCTTCCGATCTGAAAACTCTTCAATATGAAATAGAAACTGGAAAGCAGTAGGAGAAAATAGAAACTTGGATAAAGAACACAAGGCAATGGAAACATCGTCTTTAACTTTGTACCTCTCTTCGTCGTACTCACACAAAAGTTCGATCACTCGATAATCAGATAAATGTTTATAGTTGTCAGCGTATGATCGTCTGACCTCCTCGAGTTCGAACTTGTTCTCACACTTCGTAGCACCAAGCTTAGTGATTAACTTCATATGATCTGGTACCACCACCCATCCCATTGAATCTCTTAGTATAGCTTTCCCACAGAAAGATGGAATCGAAAAAGAAAACATCTTACACTGGAAATTCCATACTGAAGCCACTCTTTGACATGGATCTTGAAGATGTAACGAAAAGTCTTCAGGGTAAAAACCAATCAGAGAATCGTCACCACCAAACAAGGAAAAGATTGCCTTATCTAATGGTAACGAATCAGCCATAGCTAACATGTTAACTATAGTGTTTCCGATAAAAGTAGTGACATCACCAGATTTCCTCTGATACATCACCCAAGATTTGAACCCTGTCTTAAAGTCATAGAACGAAGTTGAAACATGTCCTCTCTCCCACAAGTCCCTCAAAGATTTATCCAAACCAAACATTTCCCAAATAGCCATCTCACACTGTTGGTGTAAGAGACCTTGAGATTTGTCGTATTTAGATAAATCCATCTCCAACCACTTGATAGATGAATCTGTTGGAATCCACGAAAATCTGTCTTCTAACTCTTCAGGGGTCAATTTAGTGTTTACAACCACATTCGGTCGTAAACACTGAAGAAACCTCGTTGTTAGTTCATTAAAAATAGGACCCCAAACCCAGTTAACATCCTTCCCATGATAAATAACCGTCTGTAAGGCGGCATATTCACCCTGAGGAGAACAATCAAGCTTTGGTTTGACGTCACATTTTATCATATAATTGTATTCAGACAGATTCTGATCATCCACAAACCCTATGTCACCCAAAATCTTTCCCTTCGTAGAAGGGATCTGTTTTTCAAACCACTGGGCAGCATTGTCAGCTGTACAAAGGATAGAATCATCCACTCTTTCCATATCCACAAAAGCCTCCACAAACCGGCTCACGGCCACTTCAACAGCCTCCTCAATGTTCACTATTTCAGACACGTCTGGTGTGTCCCAATTTCTCTTTGAGGCCGCCAAAACATTCTCTCTCTCAGAAGGAATACGACGAGAAGACATACCAGTCCGCAATTTCGACTTGATAGTCGGTTTAGCGTCCTTGTAACCTTCTTTTGGATGTATAGGGATTTGAGCATTTTGAACCGAAACAGAAAGATCCGACACCGCCACATGGTACCCGTCAAGGGAGTCATCAATCTCCGAATTACCGGGAAATCTCAGATCATAAGCATGTTGGATAGAGGCTATAGAGCCAATATCCGGAACAGCCAATGGACAATCATTCACGAAATTCACGATAGATGATACCCCCGACCCAAACCGTCATTTAGTATCACCAATCAGGTGTACCTTGAGAGCAGCATCAGACTTCCCAATAACATCTGTTAACCGAGCATGTAAAGAGTCCTCGACAATTGAATAATAGAAAAATTCAGCCCTGTGTCGAGAAGCTGCAACAATTTGATGAGGAACTGAATTGTAGAGCCTATTCGATGATTTATCAAACCTAACAAGCACCACCGATCGGTACGTGTTACCTTGAACTTCATGTACAGTCTTAACATCACTCGACAAACCATTGCTACCTAAGTAATCCTTAAGATCTTTCTTTTCAGCCTGAGTATAAGTCAAATACTGGTATTTCCCATTAACTGGAATATCAGTCTTCAACTTAAACACTTTCGAAGAGATAGATCTCAACGGATTCCCACCAGAAGCCCTTACCACCCTAGGTTTGTAGAATTGAGTTAAGAAGAAACCCACATCAGCTGGATTTCTATAAGTAACATTCTTCTCGTCAATCGAACTAAACTCCAACTTAGTATGCACCACTTTCCTCACCAGCTGAGGAGTTCTCACTATGAATGGAATCTGCTGCCTGTCACCCTGACAGATCACCTCTTTACAACCACACAGTGCGGCTATGTAATACACAACCCCTGGGTGGACCATCAAAGCTTCATCAAAGTGTAACCGCTTGAATTTCTCACCTCTCAAACCGTGCATTAAGACAGAATCAGCCGTTCTAATAGAATGACTGAGGTCAGAATCACATTTGAGTCTCTCCATCACTCTTTCACGTAAGTCCTCACAAGCTGACTTACCAGTAGTAACAATCAAGTCGTTCTTAAGATCAAACGACTCCACTATAGAATGAGATTTCCCACAGCCTGGGACACCATCCACCAATCTGATCGGAACTTTCACAGAGTCCACGAATCTAAGATCCTTACCTCCCAGAACACCATAAATAATAATATTATTAGCAAGAATTGTATCCTTGTTAACAATAAAATTCTTAACGGGTCTATTAGTAATAACCTTCGATCCGTCGTGTTGTAACAACACGACCTTTCCATCATCAGCCAATCCCCATTGGTGCTCATCCACGGGTCTTTGAGAAACCCAACGATCAACCTCACAGTCGTAAAGAGCTGTAAGATCGATGTCAGTAGAGTACATTCTTTCTTTCGACATCTTACCACTGGCCACCTGACGGTATTTAGCGGTAAGAACACTCATTGTTGCACAATGAGCGAACCCAACGTACTTAGCGTATTCTTCCACAGCTGCTGACCTCGTTTTCTTATCATTGACTTCAAAATAGAAGCCAGTTTTTTCCATCGCGGCCGGCACTGTAACTTTCATGTGCGGTAACAACTTTTCAACTTGAGGATTCTTCAGAAACACATCCTCATTCATACCAGGAAACACCTCTTCCAAAGACGGCATCACATCATCAGTAACATGATCCTCCTTAGCCTCAAAATATTCTTCAGCATCCTCTCTTTTCTTCAGTTCAAGTTCAAGTAACTCAACCCTCTTCTTAAGTTCGTCCACTTCTTCCTCCAGCTCTTCTTCCCTAGTCTTCTCCCTGAAATTCACATCATGATCTTCGAGCCTAGGATCTTTAAACCACTTGGATTTTTTGATAGCACTCTCGAAATCAAGATACTCTATTGGATTGTCAAAAACAAACACTTCCTCAGTTTCTTCCTCAGGAAACATTTTATCGATTAAGGTCTCCAATAAAGCCCCCCCAGCTGCCTTCCAAGCCAACCTCACCACAGTCTTTGTAGTAGCCTTACCTCCATTAATAAGACTCTTCCCCAGGTTCAGTACTCTCTGCAGAAGAGACGTAGGTTCAACCTCCCGGAGTTTCTCCTTCAAAGCTCTTTCGACCGAGCGTTGATTACGTCTTTCCACAAAACAGTACACAAACAGCAACGTTGCCAAAGCATTGATATCTTTCGCGTCCTCCAAACCCTTTGATTTACTAACCATGATACCATTGACAATCAGTCGATTGTTAACGGTCACCAAATAGTTAGCGATCAAATCTTTAGAAATTTGATTCTCCTTCTGACGGGCCAGGTAGGCCATTACAACATTAAGAAATTCTTTCTTAACAGTGATGTAACGAGATTTGACATCATTGTCAATCCAGTCCCAAACCTTGACGGTGACGGTCTCCTGAGAGAACTTATCAGCCCACAAAGTGTGGCGTTGACGATGCATTCCATTTGGAAATACACCCTCAACCACATTAAAAGTTAAGAAATACGTGTCACCACGTCTATCCGTAATCTCCGACACCACGTACTTATTGTTTCCAACAGAGTACACAGATTTCGAAAAATACGTAAGAAGATCTTTCCTGTTGTGTGTGTAATGTAGATTCGAGTCATCCTCAAAGAAGAAATCAATTTTTTCCACACCATCTTCTACTATCACCTTCCATCGACAACCGATAATAGATAGTCGACCTTCTTCCTTCACGAACATATCTAGGGAGAAATGCATGCAAGCATGTAAGAATTTAACGCCCTTTCTCGCCATAGATTTTACCAATGTCTCCGGGGATATGTCATACAATGAATGTACAGCCATAGCATACTCCGACCTAGTATCACAATCTTCCCACCGATCGTGACACACCACCTCATTCCTGTTTCCTGTAGCATACCTCGTCAGCACTTGAGATATACCAGAGTTCGGTCCATGTTTCCACGTAGTCATGTCTTCTATGTCTCTCCTACGAACATTTTCCCTATAAGCATCTCTCGGATCGAGTATAGGACAGCAGCAGTGGACCAGACGTCCTTTTCGCATATGAGCAACATAGTTTCCTCCAATGTCTACGATAGAAGCGTTGCGCGGAATCATCCTGTGTAACAGCTCAGTTTCAATTGCGCGGGAAACGCAAGCGACAGAGTGAGAGCCGTTAGTGGAACCCTTGAATTCATACTCAAACTCAGGATACGTCATCTTAAAGTAAGATTGGTTGTCCTGACTGAGCAAACGAGAGACGGAAATGCGCGTCTTTTTCCTTCTTGTCTTCTCGTCTTCCTCCAGATATTGCTTCGCCACATTACCAAGAACGTCAAAGAACGGATGGTCACGTGGAAGCATACGAATGAAACTAGCATTAGCTTTCAAGAATTCGGCTTGTGCAGCAAACTCCTTGGTAACTCCTGATGTATGTTCCATTGTGGTGTATCTTTTTGTATTTTTGGATATCTGTGTGTTGTTGTGTTGTTGTTGTTGTTGTTGTTGTTGTTGTTGTTGTTGTTGTTGTTGTTGTTGTTGTTGTTGTTG